CCGTCAATAGAACTACCAGCGGCACCACCTGTCCACCCAGCATAGAACACGCCACCGATGACGCCCTGGAAACCCTGATTGCCCGCAATGCCCGGGCCGCCGCCGGCACCAGCGAACCCGTTGGCAGCCCCGCCCGCTGTCTCTGTACCTGGCGATGCGCCGTTGCCGCCATTGCCCGGGATCAGTCCGCCACCGCCTCCGCCACCGCCGAGCTGGTACTGAGTGCCGCCGCCGCCGCCGCCGCCGCCCCAGAGTGTGCCGTCCAGAGCCAAGTTGATGGCCACGCGGGTGTAGAGAGCCACACCTCCGGAAGTACCTCCAGCAGTATCGTTGAAGTTTCCACCATTGCCGCCCGCCGCCCGCAGGCCGCCTATGACGTTAACGATGATGGTGACGCCCACAGGCCAGCTACCTATGTCCAGAGATATGAGCCCTGGAGAAGTCGACGAGACCTTGACACCCGAATTGATAGTCAAGATCACCGTGACACTGGCATCCGGCGTCGGGAAGAGAAGATCGTGCGCAGTTCTCAGGTTTATGTTCGTCGTGTCGCTGTCAATTATTATCTGCCTATGCACCAAGTCTTCTGCAGCTGCTGTGTAGATGACTTCGTCCGCTTCTACCTGGATTACATCAGCAGACGGACGCAGCCGAGTAACTTGCATATTGACTACTTCGCTTGCGCCAGTAGCATCTTGCAGGAACGTAGACATGACTTGGTAGCCACGAGCAAGCAAAATCTCTGGAGTCGATCCTCGGAGAGTGTCGACTTTTATGTGTCGAGGAGGAGTCGTAAACCGAGCAAGCAAGATCGTCCCTAAGCGATCAGCGATCGTGCGACCGAGGGCCGGTATCCACCTCGAGAATATCTCCTTGATGGCCGGTGAACCGTAGTCTGACTCTGCGTCCTCGTCAATGATCCTCGACACGCTTCGATAATTGGCTTTGTCCGTCAGCGAAGTCAGAGGATTGATCTGCCCGAAGTACGTGTGAACTTGGGACAGGCGCTTGTCCGGCTGTTCTTCTACTTCGAAGCTATCTGATATCACAGTATCTTCAGAGAACAAATAAGTCGAGTAGACTAGCCCTCTCAATACCAGGAGACCGATCTGCTGATTTCGATCGTCCCACCACATAGACAGACCAGCTTGCTCGATCAACTCAGATATCAGATCATTGACGGACGTAGGTTGGGCGATGATCGCTGTGTACAAGCGGTTCAGATAAGTCGACGTCTCCGTAGCCCAGTCTGCGGCCGGAATGAAACTAGGATCGACGTCTGCGTATGTCTCTAGAAGATCAGCGATGATCAAATCTGGACTCGTGGCCGTGTAGACTAGGACCAGCTGCACGCGATCCTGAGCTGAATGTGCTGAAGCTGTCGTCCCCAGTTGCGCTCTAGTCAGAGTCAGAGCATCAGCAACTCGTGTGAACGAACATATCTCCGAGCCAGCTATAGCTACGAAACCCGAAGCAGGATACTCAGCATCACCTATGCCTGACGGAGATAGCGTAGCTGCTGTAGCCACGTTCGTGATGCCTGCGTTCAAGAAGCCGTTGCTGACTACAGGAGCCAGAGCTCTGTCTCCGTCTGCCAGTTTGAGCATGTCCTTAGCGATGATCGTGAACTTGCCGTTGTTGTCCGGGCCAGAGAACGAGTCGATGATGTAGTGTCTCGTCTCCATGTCAGCCAGATCGTCACCTAGGAAGCCCGTGATCCACCTCAGGTTTCGCCCACGGACGAACGGTTGCCGAGCTCTGAACTTCCCCCAGAACGTACCCTGCGTATACGGATCGTACGGCCTGCTGCTAGGGCTGTCTCCGACGTACTTGTCAAAACCCTCTCCCGTGTCGGAGTGTCGGTGGTCATTGAACGACACCGTCAGCGTGGCTCTCTGCCCCAAGTCCTCCCCGAGGGATATGACAGCGGGGTCGAAGTCGATGCTACCTATGCTGGGGATGCACGGAATATCGTCAGGCAAGTAGCTCGTGGGTACAGCAAACCGCAGAGTGACAGGAACGTTCGTGAAATTGTCCCGATCTTGGCAGGTGACCAGGGTGTTGAAGCACTTGATCGTCCCCGTGGGCGGCGAGTTCGTCAACGACGCTTGGCACGGCGCCACGCTGTAAGTCAGACTGCAGTAGTCCACGTCGATCTCTACGTACTGCAGAACTTTCTGAGACATCAAATTATTCCGGTCATCTCTAGAGTCATAGCGACCAGACCATGCGGCGGATCATTGATCGGTGCTGGGTCGTTCGTCATATGACAGTATCCGACTTCAGCTGGATACGTCTGCGGTCGCCACGCAATGAAGAAAGGCCTCTCTTTACTATCGACCAGGAAGTCAGCGATGTGAGCTCTAAAATAGGCTGGATCGATCAAAGACAGAGGGACACTATCTTTAACGAACTCTTGAGTGACAATCCTACCAAGGAACTGACCCGCTTCGCTTCGTCCGCTAGTCACCTTAGCGACGCGACCATAGTTGATCGGAACGAACCCTTGATACAATTTGCGCGGGAGAACGAGCAACTTACCGGCATACACTACTGCAATCTGAGCTATCAGAGAAGTAGGACCCATCCTTATACTCAGCGACGTCAGCGACTGAGCAGTAAATCTGAATATAGCTGGACCGTCGTCACCGAGTACGCTCTCAGCTACCAGCGTCGTCCACACCGGGGGACTGGCGTTGTTGAAGTATCCGATCTCTACTGGGATTGCCAGCGACCCTAGATTATGTCGAGCAATAGCTACGTAGTCGATTGGGTCAGCATCTGGCGGAGTTATAGTTATGTATTCATATACAGCAGGTGAGAACGCTCCGCCGACCTTCCACAGAAGGTGCGTAGCTGGGTTGACTACGTTAGTGACGGGAAAGTTAGCATCGGACGTAGTAGCAGAGATATTGCTCACAGTCGCGATGTTCTCCCATCCTATGATGGGGTGATCGAGCGAGAGCGTGCTCTCGTCAGAAGCTGAGAGGACGATGTTCGAGGAAACGATGACTGCCATGCTAAGCCAACTTTATCTTGAGGCCATCACCGATGGCAGTGTTGAGGTTGTCGACTAGGTCCCGAAGAACGTCCCCGCGGTAGTACTGCTTGGGCGACAAACCCTGCAGCGTGATCGTCTTTCCAGAGCCGCTGTCTCCGTACTTATTTTGCTCGACGTGGACCCGCTCGCCAGGGGTCGCCATGATCGGAACCATCTGCGAGTCGACACCGCCGGCGCCCGCGACCTGGAACGACCCGCCGAGCGCCATCCCCGTCGTGGGCTTCTCTGCCACGATCTTCGCCACCATGGCCATGCCCGCAGCGAGCGAAGCAGCAGCTGCGATCTGCCCCAGCGGCGGCGGCAGCGTGGCGAGAGCTTTCGTCGCGGCCAGCAACGCGTTGATGATCGCCTGCGAAACGCTGAAGGCCTTGGCGACGATGTACATCTCCTTGTTGCCCTGAGCGAACGTCGTGAAGAACGTAGCAAAGTCCCCCATCGCGCCGGCAGCAGCTTGACCGTAGACTTGCGCCATGTCGTTCGCAGCCTTGAACGAGGCTTTCCGGGCAGTGTCAGAACTGATCGCGTTGGCAGCCAGCTCGGCGTTCACGTCCCGAACCTTCTGCAAGTACAGATCCCAGGGTGTCAAGAACTCCTGCGTCAGCTTAGCTCCTGCTATCTGAACAGCAGTAGCGCCGGCCTGGTCGCTCAAGTTCTTCAGCGCGACGCGCTGCGCGTCCGTCAGCTTGATGTCGTTGGCCTTGGCGATGGCGTTCGCTTCCATCGTGATGCGCATCGCCTCGTGCGTGCCGACGACGGCCCCGAGCGTCTGCGCTTCAGCCAAGTTGCTAGCTAAGGTCTTCTCTTGCGACTTGATGAACTGGTCGATAGCGTTCTTCGCGCCCAGGGCGCTCATGTCGACGGTCCCGAACCCGCGCGCGACCTTCGCCATCATGGCTGGGAGATTTTCCATGCTGTCGAACGCGCCCGCGGAGCCGAGGCTGAGGAACGACCTCTGCAGCGCTTGGAATTTTCGGACGTTCTCGTCGACAGCATCGCCGATGATCTTCAGCGCTGCGGTTATCCCCTCGCCCGAAGCGAGAGCAGCTCCTGCCGACTTGAACGCAATGAATATGCGGGCTAAATTCTCGAATGCTAGAGCAATCTTCTGCACGTCCTCGATGTCCGTGACGAAGCTCGTCGACATTTCAGACACTAAAGCTTTGAACCCGCCACCCTCTTGAGAAGCTTGAAGGAATGCGTTTGCAACTTTTTGCAGCACAGGCAGCATGGCCTCAGCCATCTGAAGAGACAGAGCACCCTGAACAGTCTGAAGACGTTTCAGCGTGTCGTTAAACTCTTGCGCCTTGGCTGCTGTGTCGTTCGAAATTACTATGCCGAGACTCTTAGCTTCGTCCGTCAGGGTCCTGAGCCCCGCACGCCCCTCGTTCAGCAGCGGGATGAGATCAGCGCCCGCTCTGCCGAAGATGCGGATCGCCAGCGCCGTCTTCGTGGCGCCGTCTTGCATCGTAGAGAACTTCTCAGCGATGTCACCGAACGTCACCTCTGTGCTCTTGACATTGCCGCCGGCATCCGTGACTGATATGCCGAGCGCTTTGAAATTTTTTGCAGCCTCACCAGCGGGATTGGCCGCGCTGTCCAGCATGGCCTTGGATAACTTGCCGAGACCCTTCCCCAGAGACTCGAAGCTGACGTCTGCGAGGTCGGCCGCGAACTTGAGCGCTGACAGCTGCTCGACCGGGACGCCGAACTTCTGCGAGGCCTTGCCAAGCTCGTCAGCCGCGTCGATCGCGTGCTTGATGGACGAGACGAACGCACCAAGGCTGAGCCCGACCCCCAAGCCTGCCAGAGCAGTCTTGAAAGCCTTACCCAATCCATCAAGAGTCGACTGGGCATCCTTCGCACCCTGCGTGAAAGCAGCAGTGTCGAGCCCCAGGACGACTCTCAGTGCGCCAATTACGCTGTCAGCCATCTGTCATAGCCTTGTAAACGACCTTGCCCCCGGCGGCCACCACCCAGTTCTTCAGACCCTCCAGCTGCTGCTCCAGTGTCGGGGGTTTCAGCACTAGCAACTTGTCGAGCTTCGGCATGCGCTGCGCTCTTTGCAAACCAGCAGTGTGCCAGGCGGTCCAGGCAGCTTCGTTGTGCGCGAGTCGCCTGTTCTCATTGTCGGCCTCGAAGGCTAGCGAGAGAGTGCGCGGTGTCTGGTCCCAGAAGCTCTCTGGATCATAGCCGAGCATGAGCCAACGTTTCAGGAGTTCATCCCAGTCCGTTCTCTCGTAGCCTTCTGAGGGTCAGCTCCGTTTCCGTTTGCTCTGCTTGAAGCAGGATCTTTTGTGAAAGCTGCTGCAGCTGCCTCGATGAAGATCTCAGCCACGCGCTGCTGGCCGATCTCGTCGATCAAGTCGCCAACTTCTTCCTCAGTCATCTTGTGGTGCCTGTACAGCCCGGCGTGGAAGACCGTGCGGACGTCCTGAGTCTTGAACTGATCGTCGTCCTTGTTGGCGAAGAACTTAGCTAGCGGCATGCCGACCTTATTCTCAATCATGATCTGAGCATTGATGCCGAGTTGAAAAGTGAACGTCTGCCCGCGGGCTTCGAACGTCACTTCTCCTTTTAACGGGTTCGTCATAGACCTATCCTTTTTATTTCTAGACTACAGTAAGCGTCGGTTGTCCCGACGGCCTGAACTTGGCTGTCGATAGTACCACAGCACCGCTGTCCAACATTCCCTCGAGCGAGATCAAGTACGCATTGAACTCAAGGAACGTGCCGCCGGGAAAGACTATGCGGCGTGCCTTGATCGTAGTCGAGCTGAGCTCAGCGAACAGCGTGTTGTAAGTCGTCTTGATGAAGTTGCACTCCACGGAGAAGTCTCCTGCGGTCAGCAATCCCGTCAAGACCTCACGCCAGCCATTGGGAGCAGACTCGTGGCTGGCGTCGATCACGTCTCGAGACAAGCCCGGCAAGCTGATACTCCGAACCTCGGACATGGCAGTCCACGTCAGTGGGCTGTCGTTGTTCGAGGTCTGGAATAGAGACCCGTAGCCGAGCTTAGCCAGCGTTGCAGTCATCGCTCATCAGCCCGGTGCTGGTGATGGGATCGTGATCGTTTGTGCACCGTCCACTTTGAACGTGCAAGTCGCGCTCATCCGATCGTCGATCGGCGAAGCTGTCTCGTACCCCTTGACGTGACCCAGGAATTCCCAGATGCCGTTGTTCGGCCAGACGATGCGCACCAGGATCTTGGTACCAGCCGTCTGCAGGTTCATCAGCAGGATCTCAGTCGCGCTGCCAGGTATTCGGTTCATGGCAACCGATGCTTCGCCCGCCTCGATCAGACCAGCGATGTACTCCCTCGTTCGGTTGTCCGACGTCATGTGCGTAGCCTCGACGTCGTCCACCTGCAGATTAGGAGGAGTGACTTCGGTCACTTCCTGGATCTGCGTGTAGACACCTGGCGATCCAGTGTCGCTCAGGAAGACCGTAGTGCCGTAGCCCAGGATAGCTCTCGTTGCAGTCATAGCCCTTTCCTTTCGTGTTAACCTCTCACTTCATCTTAGAGAGCAGCGCCTGCTGCTTCTTGACGATCCTCTGTCGCGCCTTCTCGATCTCTACTTTGAGTCGCTCGACCAGTATGTCCAGCGCGTTGCGCTTGTTGTTGTCCCAGGCGGGACGCATAAACGGCTGCGGAGCTTGCTTAACTGTGCCGAACTCAAAGTCATAGAAGGCTCGCTTCGTCGGTCCCACGACCATGACGCCCGAAGTCGTGTCTCCTCCGCCGGACTCAGCCGCTTCTGAGTTAGCCTGGTGCGCTGCCTGTCCAGCTTCCTCCCGAGTAGCCCCGCGGGCCATCGCTGCAGCGAATGCCTGCTTGCCAGCACCTCCGGACGTGAACTTGATCTTCGACCCGACGACAGTCACGGGGACGCGGTGGACGTTGATCAAGTCAGCTGCCTGGTCGATGATGGGCTGAGCCGCCGCGGTCATCGCGCGGCGTATCGTGTTCTTTCCCGTGGCCTTCGGCAGATCTTTGAGAGCTGCTTCCAGATCGGACAAACCTTCTATGCGAACTTCTTGCTTAGGCATTCCGCTCCTCGAACCAGATGTAGTAGTCCCGACTGAACCTGTACATCTTAGTGGTGTCGTCGTAGTCGTCCCGGCTGTTCACAGTCTCGATCAGCTGGACATTGACGAAATTAGTTGGCGACGGTGGGTCGTAATTCACTCGACCTCGGAAGCCGCTGATAGCTTCCTTGATCAAGAGACCCAGAGAATTTGCAGCGTCGATCGACAAGGACCACGCGTCGATCTGGTACCGAACTTGAACTAGACCTGACGATCGCTCCGTCGTGTACGTCTCGAACTCCGTGATCCTGGTGTAGACGATGCTGTCCCTCGTCTCACCCTGTTTCATCTTCACTGGGAATATCCGAGTGTCCACCCTCGCCGTGATACCTGCGTCTGATTCGAGTAGCTCGACTATCCCAAATCTGATGTCAACCAACGTCACGCTTCAGATCCTCCAGGTTGATCTTCTTGAAGCACTTCAGAGCGCTATCAGGCGTGGCATTCAGTATGACTCTTCCGTCGGGTAGACGCTTGGCCGCGTTGTCGTAGAATGGAACCCACGTGGAGAAGTTACCCGAGTTGTCTAGCTCCTTCGGGTGGTCGCCGAAGAAGTGCCGCTTGCTGTCGACTGTCTTCATGTTGAAGCCAACCAAGACTATGGGGTTAGCTCCGAACAGCAGCACTAAGTTGATGAGCGCGAACCCCGAATTAGCTCCGAAGTGTATCAACTCCGGGTTGAGCGAGAACGTATCCCCCTCCCGACCGTTGACGATGCACAGCCCGTATTCTTTAGCGATGTCGAAGTTGTTGCCGCCAGCAGTCCAGCGCTCCCCCGCGCAGTCCTTGCAACCCCTGTGGTGCTGCCACCACTTC